TACCTTGTGCTGAACCTGTGCCTGTGGGGGCAATCAACTGCATACCAGGTTGGATTGCAGAGTTTGAAGCAGTCAATGTCACAGTTGTGCTTGAACCAGAAGTAGAAGCAGTGGCTGAAACGCTAACGGCTGTATCAGGAACGATACCAACGCAACGGAAGGGTAGTGCTGAAGCAATACGAGTATTACCAGAAGTACCAGAGCTAATAACAGCACCAGAGACAGCCATTGCTGAGTCACCAGTAGTGGTGTTACCTGCTGTACCTGTGACGGCATAGAGGTTAGAACCAATAAAGGTTGCGTTAGCATAGCCAACTGTAGAAGCTGTATTGCTCAAAGATGTACCTTGGGCAACCATCACTGCTTTAAACACTGTACGTGGATCGTCAACGACATAACCAACTGCGTAGTTAGACACAGTATTGGCAGGCCAGTATTGACCACGAACGATTTGGCTGGATGAATTGGTATATTCAGCGCCAAGGAAAATGCCTAATGTACCTGCAACAGCAGTTCCAGGAGAAGAGGCAGCAGACATGGTAGTGGTAACAATAGTACCACCAGAGAGTTGAACAATGTCACCATTGAACAAAGACGTGCTATAGGCACTGGCAATGGGATACATGCGGGTTGACCCTGCGTAGGGCAATCCACCGAACTCACTGACAGGCTTAAACCCGTAAGGTGCGGGAATGATTGGATAAGCCATTTAGGACTCCTGATTAAATTTAAATACCTTTTCCAAAGGACGTGGAAGACTTTCTCTCTTTAAAGATAGGCATTCTTGGGTCACTTTGACGCATTAAATTGTTATCTACAGCTTCCGTCTGAGCTTGTGTTTGTTTAGCGTAATATTCATCACGCTGCTCAATAAACTCTTCAGGAGTTTTGCAAAGTAACAATCCGCCTATTTCAATGTTGTCTTTATAACGACTTTGAGGGTCGGCTAACAGTCTAAATTTGGGTTGTTCCTCAAGCGCAACAGGCTCCCAACCTTCACGAATCTTTGAAGAAAGATTACGAGGATCAGAAGTATTAAGCGTTGAGACACGAATCCAACGGTATGCAAATCCGGGCTGCTTGTCTGGCTCGGGTAGCAATTCGGGCTGCGACCACTGCTTTGGACGCTCCACAACCGCACGTGTTTCTAGTTCTCTTGTCAATCTATTTTCAGCCATTTTGGGACTCCAGTTTTAGTGCTTCTCTAGCATATTGTTCGGGGGTTAAGCCTAGTTTTTTAGCAATGCTTACTTGACTAGTTCTAAGCTTTATCTTGTTTGAAGATGTGCTTCTAACCGCAGGAGCAACTACAGTGCTAGGTTTAGCACGGGTCGGTTCGGGTTTTTCTTCTTCGAAGTTTTCCGCAAACCTTTTGCGCATTGTTTTGTCTAATGTCGCATAGTATTCATCAGATCCAACTACCACACCATTGCGTTTGAGCTTTTCGTGTAAGCCTAAAGCAGCGGCAGTCATCTCCTCATCTTGTCCAAACCATTGATTGCGTTCTTGCCACGCCATCGCTCTTTGGTCTGGTTTAGGAGGTTGTTGAACCTGCTGTTGTTGAGGTTGTACTTCAATTTCAGGTTCTTGTAAAGTAGGTTTGTAGTTTTTTGCCTGCATTATGCGCAAATTAGCGACTTGCATGGCTTGTTGGGCTTCAATAATGGCATCTGTATCACCAGCGTCATAGGCTTCTTTATAAGCCTTTTTCGCCATTTCCAGCTCCATATTTGCCGCATTTTGCACAGTTGAGACGTATTCTTTCTCGCCTGACGACAATAAACCTTTCATCCGTTTATTTTCATCTAGCAAACGTCTAGCCAATGTTAAAGCCTCTTGTTGCTCACGTAATGCAGATTCTTTTTCACGGCGCTCATCGTGCCAAACCTTACGCATTTGTTTGAGTTTGACCTTGACATTCTCATCATAAGAATCAAGTTCGTCTTTCTCTAGCTCTTCAACTAGAGGTCTTGGTAGTGGTGTCTTTCCACGATCTTCGGTTGGGGTATCGTCCTCGATTTCAATACTGATATCGTTTTCAGGACTATCTTCAACTTCATCGGGAAATTTAAATTCTTGTTTTTCAAATTCAGGCATTTTGTACTCCTTTATTTACGTCTAATACCACGTGGATCATCCACAACAGCATCTACTGTGTCGTCATAAATAATCCTAAATTCTCTGCCGTGGATAACTAATCTTGCTCCAGCATTTGGCCGAACCAAAATAAAGTCACCTTCTTTGCACCACGGGCCTGTGGGAAATTTGTTTTTATCGCTATAACAATCTGGCCCCATCGCAACCACAAACAAAACAGCCGTTAAGACTTCTTCGTTTCTAATTGTCTCGTCAGATTTAGCTATACCGTTTTCAAATTCCTTTTCTACTTCGGGAATCGCACAAAGAATCTTGTAGCCTGATGGCCTTGGGAGTTGCTTTGCTTTTTCGGCTTCTGTCGCCTCATAGTTGTATGCGCCAACTACTACCGGATTATCGGGGTTTGTACCCAATAGAATTTCATTCATCTGATTCCTCTAAATTTCGTTGCAGGTCTAATGTGTATCCCCTTGCAAAGAGCAGACCCTTGATCTCCCCACAAAGTTTTTTATAGTCCTCAAAATTCTCCACACGCCCTTCGGCCATGTAGTCTTTAATCTGAGAAACTCTTTCGTCAAATTCTTTAATTAAAGTACTGAAGACATCCATTACTCATTACCTCCTGTTGGTGGTTTAGGCATAGCATTTCTGAGTTTTTGTGCCTCAATATTAGCTTCTGTCCTACCTTTGTCGTGGTTTTGTTCCGCAATTTGTTTCTTTCTCTCATGCTCATTGCGAGCTAAAGTTTGAAACTCAGTGCGCCCACGGTCATGGTTTTGGTCAGCAATCTGGGTATTTTTCTGATGAACTTGTTCTGAAATAGTCTTTATAACATCAGCACCAGTTTGCAATAGCCCAAGTTGTTTCTGGTTGCGAGACTGCATCACAGTTTTAAGTGCATCCACTTTTATCTGTTGTGCTTTGAACATAGCATCCGTCTGATCTTTCTGAGCCTTGCGTGCTTGCTCTTGCTGCTTAATCTGCAACTCTTGCATTTGCATCTGCACCAACGGGTCTTGTGCTTGTTGCTGTGCTTGTTGTTGAGCAGCTTGACCTTGATGCTGTTGCAATAGCTGTTGTGCGGCCTGTGCAAGTAGCGGAGCCAACCTAGCTTCCACTTGGGGATCCATATGGATTTCTTCGCCACTCTCATCCTGTTGTGGAGGTAGAGACATACCAAGCTGCTGCTCAATCTGTACACGATACTCAAAGCCTAAGTGCTCACTGATATGAGCCTGCATTGCTGCTTGTAGAGCCTGTGCATTAGGATTGTTTTGCAACAACTGCATGACTTGCGGGTCTTGCATAGCAGACATATGAACCACGATATGTGACTTGTGATCTTGATAAGCAAACGCTTTAACGGGCTTGCCCTTGAGCACATTCTGGTTCTCGGATACTGGATCTGTAGGCTTCTGATCCTCATCCATCGGAACCAACTTCTCAGCATTCTTAATGCCCAACACCTCCAACATCTGACGATGTAAGAGCGGCAGGTTATATAACTGGGGAGACTGTTGTGCCAACTGAAGCACAGCTTGATACTGCACAATCTTCTGCGCCATTGTCGAGGCGTTTGGATCGCTAACGGGTATCACATCCACGTCATCATAGTCAGACCGCTTGGCCTTGCGACCACCGCTCTCAGGCTCGTAAGAATAGTCTTCTGGGGTATACGCCGCAATAATATTCTTGAGTAGCCCCAACTCTTGCTTCATCGCAAAGTGGATGCGGGCCTGCACTGCACTCATAGTCTTTAGAGTGCGCTCAAGGATAGCCAGCGTAGTACCCACAGGCGCTTGGCTTGACATATCACTAATCTGCAAGTCAGCCGTATTAGCGAACCTTCTACCTTCTTCCACAATGGCTTGTAGTAGAGTCATCAAAGTCTGGCTTGGCTCCTTGTATGGGAGCGGCAACAAGTTATCTTTAATAGTGCCACCAGGGATATCTACATCCCTCCACTCACCTGGAGCGATAGGCGTGTCATCATTCTTGACACGCAAGCCTCTGGCCTTGAAGCCACCGGGCAAGTTAGCTAGCGTACCTGCATCTACCAACTGACGAGTCAAGCTTGTGCCAGCTTTAGCGAATGCTCCAACCAAGTGGATCAACCCGAATGCATAGAACCCAAACCCAGGAATGTAAGGGTAGTGGACATAGTGACTGCGCTTAGTGCACTGCTCATCGTCTGGCTCCCAGTTGCGCCGTATCGCCAACACCTTCTGACTGCCCTTCTCAACAGTCACAATATAGGGCAGCTTGATCCCAGTCTGGTTGCCTTCCTCATCCTCGTGCTCGTAACCTTCCAAGTCAAGGTCAACATTAATCTCAAGTATCTTATAGCGGCTATCTGTTGTAGCCCTAAAGCCCATCTTCTCTGCTATCTTTTTCTCAACCTCATCGAGCGTATTGTTTGGCTCACCTAGGTCAATGTCTAGGTAGAACCCAGCCACCTGCAATCTACGCAGCTCGTTCTCGGTCTTACGCATCACGTGCGTAACCCTCTCAGCAGACTCCAAATTACTTGCGCCGTATGGGACAACGATGTCTTCTGCGGGGACAAATATGGATACTTGCCTGTCTAAGTGCGGGTCAAAATACACTTTCTTGAATGCATTGCCCGACAACCCCAAACCCCACAACATGCGCTCATGCTCGGTGCGGTACTCGGTCATCACATCCGTCAACTGATAATTCATATCATCTTGCACACGGACTGCCGCAGCTTTCTTGGCTGGGGTTTCTTTGCCTATGATCTGGGTACGTACTGGCCCCGCTGCTGGGAATGTACTCATCATAGTCTCAGACTGAAACTTAACCAACGCCTCAGTTAGCAACGGATGGTACAAGCCACAAGCGCCAAGCCAAGGATCTGTGCGCTCTTCCATCTTCATACCAAGAAGTTCTAAGCCGTCAACGTAAGTCTGCATCCAGTCTTTGCGTGAATGCACATCTTCTTCATAGTCGCTGATCAGCTCACTTGCTATAGACTGAAGTAATGATTCTGGTATTTCTTCTGCCAAGTTTCTATTAAACTCATCGGCATCTACACCTTTCTCCATGCTGATATCTACACCATCGGTATGAATATGCACCGCATCAGGGTTCTCAATTTCAATCTCAAGCGGTTCTTCGTTTTGAGCCAAAGCTTCAATACCTTTGGGTGCTTCATACAATGCTTTATGGATAGCCATAATAATCCTTAATAGTATTCTCTTTTACGGCGAAAGTATTTAACTTCATCTGGTTCATCAGAATCTAATCTAATAAACCCGCCCCGTCTGTAACGAATTAAAGCTTGAGACATAGAGTCAACCATATCGTCATGCTCTCCTGATGGAAAACTTGCCACCTCTTCGACCAACTCTTCTGCCCAACTTGTATTAGGAACCCACACCATCCCACTTGCAAACAAGTCAGATACAGAATTCAGCCTAGCTATCTTATCATTACCTTTAGTCGGCGTAAAATCTTGCACAGGTATTCCCATCGCACGCAACTCAAAGATCAACGGCGACCCTGCTGCCTTGGCTTCAACAATAATAGTATCGGGTTCCCACTCTTTATATTCCCTATACGCTCTTTGCTTTAGTTCTGGAAACTCCATACGCTGTTTAAACGCATTGAGCAAGATAATATTGGCCTGATTTATGCCCCTATCGTCCGGCAAATAGAAAACTCCCCACGTTGTACACGCAGAATAGTCGCTACGCTCCGTTTTTAGGAAGGCAGTATCCCAAGACTGGATAATAAACTCGCAATATGGGGGACTATCTTCCTCCCAAACCCTCCACCACTCCCGTTTTATGATGGCAGACACGTCTGAAGTGGGCTGTTGCTGATACTGAGCCATCCATTTTGCGTTTGGAAGCTCCGTTTTTAGCGCTTCTAGCTCTTTTAATGACCAAAATTGGGGCCAAAGTGGGTTTCCAGAGGGTAAAAGTGCAGGAAATTCGATCACTTTCCACTCTTCCCCTGACCTTTGAGCAGCCGCTTTGAGTACTTGACCCGTCAAATCTTTCTTAGACCAACGTGTCATCACGATCACAATAGCTCCGCCCGGTTGCAGACGCTGACGTGGCCCTGATGTGTACCACTCATACGTCTTATCATATATCTCAGGGTTCACTTCCGCCAAGGTAGCTTCTTGTTCCGAATGCGGGTCATCAATGATGAGGAGGTCAGCGCCTTTACCCGTAACTGCGCCACCCACACCAATCGCAAAATATTCTCCTGAATAGTTAGTGGCCCACCTGCCAGCAGCTTTAGAGTCAGCTTGTAGAGCGACTTCCGGAAATATGTCTTTATAGTGGTCAGCATCGACTAAGTTCCTTACCTTCCTACCAAACCCCACAGCCAACTCCGCTGTGTGACTAGTCTGAATAATTTTCTTACCTGGGAATAACCCTAGGAACCAAGCTGGCAGTAGATAAGAAGCAAACTCTGACTTGGTGTGTCGTGGTGGCATATTAATAATAAGCCGTTTAACCTTGCCTTGGGCAACTTCTTCAAAGGCTCTTGCCATGCGCTCATGATGTCTGCCGTGGATGAACCCAGGCCACATGTACTTCACAAATGCCATGAAATCATTGGCAGCTAACTGTTTGGTTTTGGAACGCCTAATCTCAGCGAGCAGTGCGCCAACCTTCTGCTGTGCAGCGGGTGGTAAATTGGGTAAAACTTTTTCAGCTTTCAGAAGCAGGCTCGGATCCATTTACCATCCCTAGTTCTTCATCCAAGTCCATGTCGCCAATACTTTTTGGCTTGCTTTTTGCTTCAACATCTACCACATCTGAACCATATAGCTCTAGAGTCTTAATAAGCTCTGTCTCAATATCTTCTACTGTGCGGTGCGTGACTGTGACGTCAATTCGTTCTGAAAACAAACCAACACTTGAAATTTTGCCTAGGTTTTCCAATGCCTTCATACGCTGGCGTGGATCTGGGTCTACGGATTCAGCTATCAACTTGTTTGTGATGTAGTTGCGTAGCCGCCTTGAAACATCTAATACTTCATGATCCCACTCACTGAGTATTGCTTCTAAATTAATTATCGTGCCAGGTGTTAGATCTTTTACTGGTGGCAGTTTGCCTTCTGCCATGATCTGATGGGATGCAGCCTTATCTTGGGCTGTAATGCTTACATCTGCGCCCTGCTTAATTAGTTCCTGTATTGTTTCAAAGTAAGCATGGGCTTTAGAACGGAAGTCTTCTATTTCTTCCGGTGTAGTGTCGAAGGGAAATGGTATCCCAACTTCTGGTGTAGCTAAGATTGGCATAGAACTTTTTGTGGCTCCTTTCGGGCATTGTATAACTTTTTTTAAAAAATATATACCCCCCGGGGGTGTTCAATTTAAATTAGTGACGGGGGGTGTTCCTATGTAATACTTTAGTTATAACAGATTTTAAAAGTATGTGATTGGTTGTGCAGATTAGTAAGTATGGGGCATGGTCGGAGTCCCAAAGCCATTTTGGGGGGTGGGGGGTCACTTGGCCCGCCCGAATTTATGAACAGCGGTTCATATGTTTATTAAAAATACTTGTATAAAAGATCATTATCGGTTATACTGAAGGCTCAGTAAGTTAATTAATTTACTGGAAACAACTTATTATCAACTGTTCATAAATTGGAGTTTTAACATGACTAACGCAACAACTGGATACACCGAGGTTATTAAAGCAACTCAAGATGCTATTAAAGCCGATACATCGACAACGTCAAAATGGGTTAACTGTGGCAAAGCAAATGCCGAATTTTTCGGTACAGCGAGCGCTCTTGAAGGGGTCAAAGCCCAATTCATCGCCGATGCTATTCTCCCCGCTTTACCCACAAAGCACGCTAAAGCACTCAACACCGAACTACCTCGCAAGGGTTCTAAAGAGTACAATGAGTTGAGCGATACCGAAAAAGCACAATGGGAAGACGTGAACCAAGCAAAAAAAGATGCACGCTCAACGTGTGGCACTTACTTTTCCCGTGTGTTGTCCTATGCTTTCCCAAAGGTTAAGGATGATAGCAACGAACCCAAAGCGAGCGATGAGACAAAAGACCTTGAAATGCTTAACGCTCTAATCAAGCGCTTGGAAAAAGCCGAGTCCCGCCCTTACTTGATTACTGATGTACTTTTCCACTTGCACAATGCACGCACCACAATGAGCAAACCAGTCTAATCGACACCGCTCAAACCAAGCCCGCTTCGGCGGGCTTTTTCTTTGCCTCAAATTTTGTGTCCCGAATCATTTCATGATAGTTGCATAAGATGATGATGATGCACACCAATTTGTTAACACATGTTAATAAGTTTGGCTCTGTTCCGCATGTTCCGCAATGTTCCGTTCGACTGGAACACGGCAAGTCATTGATTTTAAAGGGAAAATCGGCTTTTTTTATATAATGTTCCAATGTTCCATATATATAAGAACACTCTCCAAGTTGCTACACTACTTTACAATGTTAAGTGTGTGGCTTGTTCCGCTTTTGGGCGGTCTTGGCAAGGTCGTTATATCACTGGAACATTGGAACAGGGCGACAACGAAGCGCCTAAGCCTATGATTTTAAATAACTTTTTCTCATTTTGCCAATTTGGAACATGCGGAACAAACGGAACATTTCACCACTTTACAATGGAGTAAATCATGCTAAAAGCATTTTGTAGGTGTTGCGGTGCAGATGTCGCACCAAAACGCTGGGCACTCGGTTTCAAGCTCTGCATGGACTGCGGACAATCTGAAGCCAAAAAGCGCAAGCACACAATCGTGCCTATGCACAAATCAAACTACATTGTTGTAACAGACTACAACATGTTAACAGGTGTTAATAACAAAGGAGGAAACGTCAAATGAGTAAGATGAATTTGGTAATCATTAGTTTGCTATCCATGCAGACCATGCGTTTTGGTCTTAATGGCGATGCGTTAATCAACAAGGGTTTGCTAATATTTACAGGCTTGTTGCTTGCACTTATCTTTTACGAGTTGTTCTTGGAGTACAAGGAACTAAGCACAGTACAAGAAGTTGCAGAGCGTGAAGACCCAATCAACTATATTTAAAGGAGTAGATATGAAAACAGAACACATTGACTCGGTGCTAGTTTTGACTGCACAAGTAATTACGATCATGGCAGTTTGCATCTTGATGGTGCTTGTATGGTAATTGATCGTAAGACTGGTAAACCAGTTGAGATCGGTGACACTGTAATGCGAAAGGATTACAAGGGTTTTCGCCACAGGTATGAGGTCATGGACTTCACGCCAAGGGGCGTTTGGGTGCGCAAGTTAGAGCGAGATAGATATGTATATCTAAGCATGACGCTTGCGAGTTTGCAACTGGATGAGGTGATGGTATGAGAGTAAAGAGTAATGAGAAGTGCAGAGTAAATGTACGAGCACACAGCAAAACTTATTAACAGGAGTTCATAAATGTATTGGAATCACAGAATCGTTGATATGAGCCATGAGAATGGCGGTGACCCTTGGTTCGAAATCAAGGAGGTTTATTACGATGACGATCACAACGTCACAGGGTATTGCGACCGCATGGACTCAAGCGAGACGCCTGAAGATGTTATCAGTAACTTGAAGCGCATGTTGCAGGGTATCGAGGGTGAGCGTGTGGTGCATGGTGTAACACTAAAGGAGATCGCAAATGAATCTTGAAAGTGAGTTGAGAGCAGTTGCTCGGATTGCCCTTGATTGGATAAAAGAAGATAGATGGGAAGAGTCGGAGATACTTTTAAACATGTTCTATGAGTATGCAGACAACAAGGAAAAAGCAAATGAAGATCATACTTGAGATGACGCAACAAGAGATCAATGCGTTGAACGACATCGTGGACTATGTGCTACTGGATGCTAGGGATAACCAGTTCTACTATGCACAGGCACAGTTGCTACACAACTGGATCATTAACGGAGGGATTGCGGATGATACGCAAAGATCAGTTGACTGAGGAAGACCTACGTGCGATTCGTAGAAAAACGATCATCGTCATATTGGCGGTGGTGCTTTTGTATTTATTAACAGGAGTTCATAAATGACACGCATTAGAAGTTATGAGTATTTCAAGGATCAGTATGAGAAGATCAAGCCCATTCGTGGTCGACCCGATTGCAGACCGATCCATGATCGCAGACACACGCATAAAACTATCATTGCCAAGAAATTGTTGAGCGGTGAGACATCGTATGCGTTGAAGTTCCACAACACCGAGTGCGTTGAGTACTTTCCAAATGGTGACATCGTGGTGCGTACTGGTGGATGGGTTACGCCATTGACTGCTGACTTTATCTACACTTACAGCCCGTTCAAGTGTTGGAAACAATACAACAAAGTGTGGGTTAACTTTGTGGATGAGTCAAGTAATCATGAGCGTGGTGTGTCGTACCCAGTTAACGGAGAGTTGACGTTGCAGTATGAGGGTGAGTATCAACATGGGCAACACATTCATGGTGTGATGTATAAACCCGTGGGAGATGTCGCTATCACTAAACGTGTTGTAGATCGTGCGAAGGCAAAGGCAGCCCGCGCAGTTGTAGAGCCATTCTTAAACTTTGCTAAGTTGTTCCTTGCCATGTCGGATGGATGGATCATGCATAGTACTGTTAAAGAACATGTGGAGATTATTAATGGGCAAATTAACTGGGGCTATTTTAGTTCGCCAGATTTGTACGAGCAGATGCAAACAAAGGAAGACAGATATATATTTATGATGGCGTATCTGTTGCGTACCGATGAGCCGATCAAAAAGAATGTTGCAGAGACCTATGAGGAGAAGATGCAATGGGGTATGCACAGGATACATCTGTATGACTCGCAGTTTAAATTCGAGACGCTCAAGCGTAGAGTTTATACAGTCGTTGAGGGTGCGAATGATATATACACTACAAAGGAGGTGAGTGCGTCAGGCAAGGCCATGACCAATGTCGTTTAATCAAGTTCTCAAATACTTGACAAGGGGTATGACATCTGTTATAATAGGTGTAACAGTTGTCGAAGTGGTTAGTAATTGTGTTAGGTTAACAACTGTTAATAAAAGGAAAAACAAATGAGTGCAATTAATTTTGGTAGTTCTGTATCGTTGAAAGAGTTTGCTCAAAGCATCGGCATTGTGGGCGAGAAGGTAACTGTGATCGGACAGGGTGAACCTGGGATTGGCAAAAGCGCCATGCTAAAAGTTCTTGGTGCGCAGTATCCCAATTATGAGTTGGCGTACATCGACTGCACCTTGCTTGACCTCGGCGACTTTGCTTTGCCCTACACCGAGGTGGTGGACAGTGAGTTTGGTATGCGTGTAACTAAGTTTGCGCCCAATGCTAGGTTCAAGATGCATATGAACAAGCCAGTTATCGTTATGCTTGACGAGATCGGCAAGGCAATGAAGGCGGTTAAGAATGTGCTATTGACTCTTATGCTAGAGCATAGGATCGGTGACAACTACTTGCCTGAAGGTTCGATTGTGTTCGGTACAACTAATCTGTTGACAGATGGTGTCGGTGACATGCTCGAAGCACATGCAAGGAATCGTGTGTGTTTTGTAACTGTGCGCAAGCCCGATGCAGATGAGTGGATTGAGTGGGCATTGGGTAATAACATTGCACCCGAGGTTATCGCATGGGTTAAGCAGTTCCCACATGCGTTGGCAAGTTACACCGATGGTGGGCAGAAAGATAATCCGTATATCTTCAATCCACAGCGTGCTGGTATGGGTGCGGTGGTTACACCAAGAAGTTTGGAGAAGGCTAGTTACATTGCAAAGCAACGTGACCAGTTGGGTGATGCGCTGACAATTAGTATGCTGACAGGCACTATCGGTGAGAGTGCATCAAGGGACATGCAATCGTTCTTTACTGTGGTGGACAAGTTACCTACATGGGATGCGATCATGGCTAGTCCGTTGACTGCAAAGCTACCGACAGATGCAGTAGCTAAATGCATACTAGTGTTTAGTGCAATCAGTAGAGTAGAGAAAGATACTCTAAGCAAGTGGATGTCCTACGTACAACGTATGGACAAGGAGTGGCAAGCGTTGTTTGCTACGAGTGTGATGAAGTCTCCAAGCAAACAAGCGTTCTGCGTGTTGCAGAAAGACTTCAAGGATTGGGCGTTGAACAATCAATGGTTGTTCTAATTTATTAACAGGAGTTCATAAAATGACATTGAGTGCAGAACAAAGAGTACAGAAGGCACACGTTGCCTTGATGAAAGACCCCAAGTACTGTTGGTATTCGGGTATCTTTATGGTCGGTGAAACAAGCGTGAAGGATGATGTCCCAACTGCTTGTACCGATGGTCGCAACACTATGTATGGTAGAGCGTTCGTTGAGAAGATGGATGACAAGGGACTGCGTGCAGTTATCTTGCATGAGAATCTACACAAGGCTTTCCGACATACTACTACATGGAGACATCTCTATGATGAACATGCACAGTTGGCTAACATGGCGTGTGACTTTGTTATCAACATAATGATCGAAGATTCTGATATGAATGGGTCGTTCGTTAGGTTGCCTGATATGGCGTTGCTTGATCCGAAGTATCGGGGATGGGATGCTGGGTCGGTGTACAAGGACTTGATGCAACAAGCACAGGGTGGGTCGGTGCATGTGAAGACAGTCGGCAATCCACAAGGCAAGGACATACCAGTTGACAACGAGTCGGGGTATGGTGGCTTTGATGAGCATGACTGGGATGGTGCGAAGGATATGACCAAGGAAGAGCAGAATAAACTAGCACGAGACATTGACCAAGCGTTGCGTCAGGGTGCGATACTTGCGGGCAAAATGAGTGCCAACGTACCGAGGGAAGTGACCGATGAACTAAAAGCCAAGGTCGATTGGCGTGAAGCTATGCGTGAGTTCGTCACATCGTTCTGTATGGATAAGGATGAGAGCACATGGCGTAGACCAAATCGTAGGTGGATAGACCAAGATGTTTACATGCCATCATTGATCGGTGAGTCGGTCGGTCGTATCGTGGTGGCTATTGATATGTCAGGGTCGATTGGTAGCGAGGAGATCGGGCAGTTCCTTGGTGAGGTGCGCAAGATATGCGAGACTGTTAGACCCGAAGGTATCGACTTGATCTATTGGGATACCGAGGTGTGCTCGCATGAGAAGTACGAGCAAGACCAACTCGACAACTTGTTGTCCAGTACTAAACCCAAGGGTGGGGGCGGTACTGATGTAGCGTGCGTGCCTATCTATATG